TTGGTTCACAACAGCAGCACAAACTATTGCAGATGGCACACATGATTCAACATTTTGGAAAACTGAAATCAAAAACGCTGCCATATCACAATACCCAATATGGTCTAAGCAATTTGAAGCAGGTCAAACTACACGTAATGCAGCAAGCCCTTACTTTAATGCAATCCAAAATACTCTTGGCGTTGTAGCGGATTTTAATGACCCAGCAATGCAGATTGCTATGAAGCAAAAAGATAAAGATGGTAACCCAACCACTATGAGCCTTTATGATTTCGATACTTTACTTAAGAAAGATCCTCGTTGGGCATATACACCAGATGCACATAATCAACTTAGTTCAGCTGCACGTGATATAGCAAGAAATTTGGGGGTAGCATACTAATGGCTGACAGAATTCAATGGACAGCAGAACTAACCCCAGAAGATCCACGTTTTTATACAGCAGACCCAACTAATCTAAACACAAACATCTCTGCTTCTAAGTATGACCCTACTGACCCAACATCCGTTGGCAACCCAGTAGGAGAAAAATACAACGAATTTCTTAAGACTGCTAACATCGGTGATACTTTTGACTGGGGCGATGGAACTAAATCTCAGTTCACTGGCTTCAATCAAATGGGTACACCAATAATTCAAACTGTTGAATCTGCTGCTCGCCAAAACTGGCGAGAGACTATGTCTGGTTCTGCAACATTTCAAGAAGCAGTAAATAAGTTAAAAGCCGCTGGCTATGATACCCAGATGGCCGAGTCTCTTGTACGCTCATCTGGTACAGAATGGTCTGCCACAAAAAGCAGTACTACTGGTTTAACACCAGATGGAAAAACAGTTTCTAAGACAATAAAAAACGCAGATGGAACATCTACTGTTATGTATAACGATGGAACATCTGCTGTAATCCCAGCGGGTGCGGTAGTTCCAACAGTAGGAACAAGTTCTACGGCTACACCATTAACAGCAAAAGAACAAGTAGATCGCAATAATGCTATTGCAAGTTTAACTGCAACATTTAATGCTATGGGGCTTGGTTCTGAGATTGCTTCAGCAATTACTGACATGGTTCAAAAAGGTTACACAACAGATACCATTATGATGATTGCTCAAGACCCAAGCAGCAAAGACCCAGTAGCACTTGCTTTTCAAAAGCGTTTTCCTGCTAATGCGGATCGTGCCAAAGCTGGATTGCCACCTCTTTCACCAGCAGATTATATGCTCAATGAAAAGGCTTACCGTGCTGCTATGCAGCAAGCAGGATTGCCAAAAGGTTTTTACGATAGCCAACAAGATTTTACAAAGTTTATTGCTAACGATGTTAGCCCATCAGAATTACAATCTCGTATAAATACAGCAGCAGATGCTATTGCAAATGCTGACCCATTCTATACAAGTTCACTTAAGGCTATGTACGGCTTGACAACAGGTGACATGATTGCTCATGCACTCGACCCACAAGCAGCGCTACCACTTCTTCAAAAGCAAGCAGAAGCACTTAAGATTGGTACAGCAGCAGCCCGTCAAGGTTGGGGCATTAGCGCAACTGGTGCAGAAAATCTTTATACACAAGGTGTATCAGCTGCTCAAGCAGCACAAGGATTTAAGACTGTCGCTGGTATGCAAACAGATCAGCAGAGACTTGCTGAAATCTGGGGTGGAGACACAGCAGCACAAGGTCAGAACCTTGTTGCAGCTACCTTCGGTACAGCAGGTGCAGCATATGCTGACCAGCAAATCAAAGCCTTACAACAGAAAGAAATCAACGCCTTTACTGGCGGCTCAGGAGTTGCCAAAGGCAGCTTAGGAGTCAGCACAGAACAAACTGGCGGCAACCTATAACAGAATCCGTCTCGGTCCACTAGCACCGAAGATGCGTACTTAAAGACTAGGAGTAGAAGCCAACACTCTTTCCCCTGAGAGGTGTTGCGGTCTGCGATCAACTAACTAACAAGGGAGTGCCACATGGCAAACCAATATGAAGATGACGATGACGACTTGGACCTAGAGGATCAGCCACAAGCTGATGCAAATGGACCAGCCAACTTACGCAAGGCATTGCGCCGTGCTGAGAAGGAAAAGAAAGAACTTACGGAACAGCTAGCAAGTATCCAACAGGATCTTCGCAGTCGCTCTGTCAAAGAAGTATTGGCATCGAAAGGCGTACCTGACAAGGTCGCCAAGTTTATTCCTGGCGACGTAAGTACGCCTGAGCAGGTCGAATCTTGGTTAACAGAAAATGCCGATGTTTTCGGTATTAAGTTAGCAGAAGAAACTGCTCCGTCTGAGGAAGTTCCAAATACAAACGCAATGCAGGTGCAGCGTATTAACGCTGTAACCCACAATGCAAATACTCCATCTCGCGATCAAGATACAGCAGCAAAGCTTGCAGGTGTCAAGACCAAGGAAGAACTGGACATGATTGTGTTTGGCGAGTCATTAAGTCGCCGCAGACGTTAATCCATCCGCACATTAAACCCTCATAGAAAGAAGGTGAAAAATGGCATATACAGATACATCAGGCTCGTCTCTAGGTACATCCCTAGTACAGACAGCGTATGATCGTTATGTTGAATTCGCACTTCGTGCTGTTCCACTTATCCGCGACGTAGCGGACAAGCGTCCAGTACAACAGGCGATGCCTGGCTCATCAGTCGTTTTCCAGATTTACAACGACATGACAGCCGTAACAGCTCCACTCACTGAAACTACTGATCCAGACGCAGTTGCTATTGGCAACACAACTCCAATCACAGTTACTTTGAACGAATACGGAAATGCTTCACTTGCTACTCGCAAGTTGGAACTTTTCTCACTATCAGACGTTGATCCAGCAATTGCTGACATCATCGCCTTCAACATGGCTGACTCACTTGATACAGTTGCATTACGTCAACTGAACTTCGGTTCAAACGTAATCGCTGAAACAGGTGCTACAGGTACAGCTATCAGCACATACGCAGCTGGCTACACAAACGGAACATCACAAGCGCTCATCAAGAATGACTCAGTGATTAAGTCTCGCGACATCCGTCTTGCTGTTGCAAAGCTACGTGCTAACAAGGTTGTCCCACGCCAGGGAGAATACTACTGGTGCGGTATCCACCCAGAAGTTTCACACGATCTTCGTGCTGAGACTGGAGCAGGTGGATGGCGCGATGACCATAAGTACTCAGAGACAGGTTCATCTGAATTCTGGCCAGGTACTATTGGTACATACGAAGGCGCAATGTTCGTAGAATCACCACGTTTGTTCAATGCAACAGACGGTTCAGGTGCTTCAGGCGCAACAGGTACTTTCGGAAACTCAGACTACGTATATGGTACAGGTGGCGTTCGCGTTTATCGTACACTCGTAGCTGGAAAGCAAGCACTTGCAGAAGCAGTTGCTGAAGAGCCACACGTAATCTTCGGACCAATTGTTGACAAGTTGATGCGTTTCCGTCCAATCGGATGGTACGGTGTATTGGGCTTTGCTCGTTACCGTGCGCCAGCATTGGTTCGTATCGAGTCTTCTTCATCAATCAACAACGCTTAATTTAAGCAATGGTTACTCCCCGTCTTCGGGCGGGGAGTAACACCCTTAATCTTATGAAAGGTAGCACATGGCTTACTTACTAAAACCACCTACAGTCAAAGAAGGCCCAGCTGGTTTTGGTCGTTTGTTCTGGCGTTACAAAATTGATCGTGGAGATTCTCTTTTAGTATTTGGAACAACGGTAGTGCGTCAACGCACACCAGCAGTACAAGATACTCAGACAGCTGATTACTGTTATTTGGGTGGGCATGAGTACTATCTCTCAGATGCCGAATATACAATTCTTTACAACGCAGGCTACGGCCCATACATTACTATTTCTTAGGGAGCATTGACGTGGCAGCTAATCCAGGCAGATTCAATATCAATGTGTACAAGGGAACTACATTTACCCTTTCCCCAGTATGGAAAATTAATAATAGCCCAGTGCTTATGCAAGGTTACACGGCTGACATGCAAGTTCGTGCGGCAACAGACACTGCTATTGTTGTTGAATTATCTACCAGTAATGGTAGAGCAGTTATTACAGGTAGCGACGGCAAGGTGACACTAACCCTTACCGCTACTGAGACAGCAGCATTGACTGCTGGAACTTATATTTATGATTTGAATGTTACAGCCCCAGATGCTACAGTTACAAAACTTCTTCAGGGTGCTTTTGTTATTAACGAATCGGTGACACAGTAATGGCCATTGATCCAAGCAGCATTTCCACAGTTGAAATCCCAGTCACTACCAACGTATTTAATGTTGAATCTGACCAATACTTAGTTCTTGAAGTTGGCCCTCGCGGTCCACAAGGACCTATTGGATACCAAGGCCCACAAGGTAATGTAGGTGTCACTGGCGCTACAGGCAATATAGGCCCTACAGGAAACACAGGAACCACAGGTTCTATTGGACCTACAGGTAGTACAGGCTCTACGGGCTTTACAGGGGCTACAGGAGCCACTGGAAGCACTGGTGCTACAGGTTCAA